ATAAATTTACTGTATACAAAGGGAAGTTCTTTTGTAAAACATGTGGCAAAGAAGTAGGAAGTATTAGGATTTATCCTGAAACTGGAATGGGGTCTTGGATGTGTCCAGAAAAACATTTATCAGAAGTTCAGGTATATCAAGTCGGATATAAGAAAAAGAAAGACTATGAGCGAAAAGACGGAGAGTAAAAGAATAGGTGCGAAACAACATAAAAACTCTGGACGTAACACACAAAAGGGTGATGCGACATGGAGAGATTTCGTCATTGATTTTAAAGAAACAGAAAAATCTTTTACCATTAATCAAGACATATGGGCAAAAGCAGTTACTGATTCAATTAAGGCTGGCAAAGATAAATCTCCAGCAATCGTTGTTATTCTTGGCGAGGGCAATAAAAAGACTCGTTTAGCAATTATAGAATTTGATTTACTAGACCAACTTACATGGGAGGCAAAATATGACAGAGACAACACATAAAAATACAATTGAGCAGATTAATGGTTTGACTGAAATTGCGGAGTATATGAATGATGAGGAACTTACTACTGCCCTGACATTTATTGCCAAACTAATTATTAAACCAGATATTCCTTTAAATGTCGCTACAGTGGAGATCGTAAGGCTACAGGCCATAGCAGCAAAAATGTCATTTAAGGCTACTTGGATGGCTAATGTTGATAAAGGTGATAGAGGTAAAAAGAATATTTACTATACCGCTGCTGAAGCCATCAATAACTTAGTCTCAGCACTGAAGTACACGATACGCTAACTGATATAATAGATAAAAAGGTATATATGACAAAAAATTTATTGCAGCAGGTAATGGTAAAGGGAGAGCCTAAGCCAAAGAAAAAGGTAAGTAATTTTAAACTAGATGGTCTTGTAGAAAAGATTAATACTGGTTATACTATTAATAATGAGCCAAAGCATCAAATAAAGAAAACATTTGCTCCATCAACCTTGGTTTATAATCATGGAGAATGTCCTAGATACTGGTACCTTGCTTTTTCTGGTACAACTTTTGAAGATAACTCAGATGCATTTGGAGTAGCAAACAGAACAAATGGAACTAAAAGCCATGACAGAATTCAGCAAGCATTAATTAACTCTGGTATTACTAAAGTCTTTCAGAAAGAAGATAAAGATACAAAGCAAATTAAAGATACAACAGAGTTTGAAATCAAAAATGAAAATCCACCAATCTTTGGATATGGTGATGGCATAATTACATGGAACAATGAAGAAGTAGTTCTTGAAATTAAGACTGTGGCAAATGAAGGATTTGAGTATCGTAAAAATACTGGCAAGGCAAAGAAAGATCATATCTTTCAGATCCTTATATATATGAAGATTCTGGGATATCAGCGTGGAATTATTCTTTATGAAAATAAAAACAATCATGAATTATTGCCAATACTAGTAGAAGTAAACGATTATTATCGTGAATATCTTAACAATGCATTTGAATGGATGAAGGTTGTTAGGGCTAGTTGGATGAAGAACGAATTGCCAATAAAGAACTACAGATCTAATTCAAAAATATGTAAGGTTTGTCCAGTTCAAAAAGAGTGTGACAAGATAGGTGCGGGAGTAGTGAAGATCGCTTCACTGGAGGAACTGCGTGAAACAATGTGAGAAGTGTGACACAAAATTTAAGCCCAAAGTAACTTATCAGATTTACTGCAGTGAGTCTTGCCGAGATGAGGCAACTAAAGAAAAAATTGCAGAAAGATATCAGATAACACGTAGGCAAAAACGCATAGGTAAGCGTAGAATTTGTTTGGGTGGATGTGGAACACAACTCTCTATTTATAATGATTCTGGATTTTGTGCAAATTGTAATGTGCATGAAAAAGCAGTAGAAAAAATGTTAAAGGAATTAAAGGGAATTATTGAGTATGAGCAAGATAACTGATCAGCCTCTTAATATTTGTGCAATTGATGCCAGCACAAACAGTCTTGCATTTTGTATGTACACCTACAAAAAATTAACCGACTGTGGCAAAATAACATTTGAAGGAAATAATATATATGAAAAAGTACAAGATGCTACTACAAAAACAAAAGCACTGTTTGAGTTTTATAATTTAATTGGTGCAATTGTAATTGAGCATACTGTATTTATGAATTCTCCCAAGACCGCAGCAGATCTTGCTATGGTTCAGGGCGCAATCATAGGTGGTGCTGGTTTGGCGGGTATAAAAGAAATAGGAAGAGTGTCTCCAATAACATGGCAAAACTATCTTGGTAACAAGAAATTGACTAAAGAAGAACAACTACAAATAAGATCCCTTAACCCAGGAAAGTCAGATTCTTGGTATAAAACATACGAAAGAGATTTTAGAAAACGCAGAACCATAAAACTGCTAGATGTGGTTTATGATAAAAAAATAGAAGATTATGATGTAGCAGATGCTGCTGGAATTGGGCATTGGGCTATAAATAACTGGGAAAAGGCTGTGAAATTTGACAAGGAATAACTATGGCTGGTAAACTTTATACAAATGAACTATGGCTTAAGAAAAGATATCATATGGATAAGAAAAGTCCTGAAGATATTGCCAAAGAATGTGGGGTAAGTGTGGAAACTATTTATGTATACCTTGCTAAATTTGGATTGAGGAAATCAAAACGATGAACGATAAAGAAAAATTTATAATCAAGGTTGATCAGGTAAATCATCCGTATCACTATACTACTGATCCTAGTGGTGTAGAAGCAATAGAGATTACGAGACACAGAAACTTTAATATTGGTAACGCTATTAAGTATCTGTGGAGGGCTGGAATAAAAGATGAATCTAAGCATATTGAAGATTTGAAAAAGGCTATCTTCTATATTCAAGATGAAATCAACAGACTAGAAGGTAAATATGACAAACGCAGAAATAGAACTCGTAAAACACCTTGATGAGGTAAACAAGGTTGTTGAAGAGTATCTAAAAGGTAACGATCCTACAAGGATATCTAAAACTCTTGATCTACCACGCCAAAGAGTTGTTGCACATTTAAATGAATGGCGTGTTATGGCATCTGCTAATGATGCTATTCGTGCTCGTGCTAAAGAGGCACTTGTTGGAGCAGACGCACATTACACTAAACTAATTCAGCAAGCATATGAAGTAGTTGAAGATGCAACAACTACAGCAAATCTTAGTGCAAAAACAACAGCCATTAAACTTATCATGGATATTGAGGCAAGAAGAATTGATATGTTGCAAAAGGCTGGTCTTCTAGAAAATAAAGAACTTGCAGAAGAGATGGTTGAAATAGAAAAGAGACAAGAGGTTCTTGTTGGTATTCTTCGTGATATTGCGTCAGAACACCCAGAGGTTAGAGATTTAATTATGTCAAGGCTATCTGCTATAGCCAAAGAGGGCGAGGTAATTACAATTGTCCACGATGTTCAATGATTTCTTTGATGCGCTCAAAGATGAACAATTTGAAGATATTCCAGTAGATGTAAAAACATTTGTTGAGTCTCCTGACTATCTTGGACAACCACCATTGTCTCCTATTCAATATGACATAGTTGAAGCAATGAGTCAGATATATAAGAAGCCAGATCTTCTTAATTTATTGGGAACTGAGGAGGGATCAAGACACTATGAAAAATACACAAAGAACGAAATTATTCTTCAACTTGGGAAGGGCAGTGGGAAGGACCATACCTCTACTGTTGCCTGTGCTTATGTTGTATATAAGTTATTATGCCTTAAAGACCCTGCTAGGTACTTTGGTAAACCGTCGGGAGACGCAATAGATATTATTAACGTAGCCGTTAACGCAGAACAAGCAAAAAATGTTTTCTTTAAAGGTTTTAAAAATAAAATTGAAAAATCACCTTGGTTTGCTGGTAAATACGAAGCAAAAGTTAACTCTGTTAGTTTTAATAAATCAATAACAGTTTATTCTGGACATTCAGAACGTGAATCTCATGAGGGTCTAAACTTATTTATGGCAGTTCTTGATGAGATTTCTGGTTTTGCATCTGAGGTTGGAACAGGAAATGATCAAGGTAAGACTGCTGATAATTTATATAAAGCATTTAGAGGAACTGTAGATTCTCGTTTTCCAGATCTTGGCAAAGTTGTTCTTCTTTCATTCCCTCGCTATAACGGTGACTTTATTTCAAAGCGGTATGAAGAAGTAATTATGGAAAAAGAAGTAATAGAAAGACGACATAAGTTTATTATTAATGAGGAATTACCAGAAGGACCAGATAATGAATTTGAAATAGTGTGGGAAGAAGATCAAATTATTTCATATAAATATCCTAGAATGTTTGCATTGAAAAGACCTACATGGGAAGTAAATCCTACAAGAAAAATAGAAGATTTTAAGATTGCATTTTTAACTGATATGGGCGATGCGATGATGCGATTTGCCTGTATTCCTACATTTTCTTCAGACGCATTCTTTAAACAAAAAGATAAGTTAGAAAAATGTATGACACTAAGAAATCCTGTAGATAACTACAGAAGGTTTGATTTGACTTTTAAGCCAGATCCTGATAAAGTTTATTATGTACATGCTGACTTAGCACAAAAACATGACAAATGTGCTGTTGCTATAGCGCATGTAGATAAGTGGGTAAATATACAGGTCATAAAAGACTATGAGCAGGTTGCACCTATTGTAGTCGTAGATGCCGTTGCATGGTGGGAGCCAAAGGTAGAAGGGCCTGTAAATTTATCTGAAGTAAAACAATGGATCATGAATCTTCGTAGAGAGGGATTCAATATTGGAATGGTGACATTTGACAGATGGCAGTCATTTGATATTCAACAGGAACTAAAGGCTGTTGGTATGAGAACTGATACTGTTTCTGTTGCCAAAAAACATTATGAAGACTTGGCTATGATGATTTATGAAGAGAGAATTGCTATGCCTATGATTCCTTTGCTTCTTGAAGAGATGAGCGAACTTAAGATTATGAAAAATAATCGTGTTGATCATCCTCGCAAAAAATCAAAGGACTTGGCTGATGCCGTCTGTGGGGCGGTATTTGGAGCAATCTCACACACAAGTAGGGACTCTAATCTAGAGATTGAGGTTCATACATGGAGTTCTGCCTCTCGACTTGCACAAAAACAAAGAGATATGGTAGAATTGGAAACTAGGGCAATCCCAGACGATGTTTCGGATTACCTAAATCAATATAAATTAATATAAATGATGAATTATACAACAAGGAGAAAAATGAATTCATTTAAGAAGATCGCTCTTGGTCTGGTTGCAGCCATGACTTTGGGCACAATTGTTGCAACACCTGCAAGTGCCAACTCTGTTACTCTCGCAGTAACCACTTCTATTTCTGGATCTGGTACTGCTGCTGCGCCTTATGTTATTGAGGTGCCTGCGGATAACACCGTTGATACAAGCACTGCTACAGCATCTGAGTTTTTGACAGTACAGGCTACTGTTCCAACTGGTGCTGCTACAACATTTACTGCAATTGGTAATGCAAAGATTCTTACTGCTACTGGTGCTACGGTTAATGCATCTGCTGGCGTAACAACTCTTACGGTTACACCTGCAGCAGAAACAGCAACTGTTTATGTTTATACAACATCTACTGCTGCATCTGCTCTTACAGTTTCTGTAACTGGTGCATCTAAGACAATTTATCTAAAGGGTGATGCTGGTGCTGCATATAATGTAGCGCTATCAGTGCCTACTTCTGGAAATATTGGCGGAACTGTTACTGCAACTGCAAACGTTACTGACGTTTTTGGTAATGCTGTAGCAACTGCTCCAACATTTACAGCAATCAATGCAACTGCTGGCTCTGCAACTGCAGATGCTCTTGTAGTTGGTAAATATACATCAACAGTTACACTTCCTGCTGCTGCTGGAACTGCTGCTGTTGGTGCTTCTATTACTGCAACTGCTGTAGCAACTCTTGCTGCTCCAGTAACTTCAGCATCTGCTCTAGTATCAGTTCTTGATCTTGCAGGTGCACTTGCTGCTGAAAAGGCTGCACGTGCTGCAGATAAGACTGCTGCTGATGCTGCACTTGCTGCTGCTCTAGCAAAGGCTGCTACTGATGCTGCTGCTGCTAAGGCTGCTGCTGATGTAGAAATTCTTGCTCTTAAGGCAGAAGTTGTTACTCTTAAGGCTGATGCTGTAACTGCTAAAGTTGCTGCAGATAAGGCTCTTGCAGATGCAAAGGCTGCTTCAGATAAGGCTCTTGCAGACGCAAAGGCTGAACTTGATAAGGTCAAGGCAGACAATGCTAAGGCTATTGCTGACATGAAGAAGGCTTTCAATACACTTGCAAAGAAGTGGAATGCAAAGAATCCAACTGCAAAGGTAGCACTTGTTAAGTAATTAACAAATTAAAGATTAGGGCGCAGAGAAATCTGCGCCTTTTTCTTTATAATGGTATAATATGCTTATCTAATTAATTAAATAAGGAGCACCAAATAAACAAATTCCTACGCATAATTGCAGTGGTGGGAATGATATTTGGAACAACTTTTGGACTTCCACAAAATGCATACGCAATATGTGTTAATACAATTCAAGCACAAACTATAGCAGCAGCATATGAGGGAGATGAAGAACCAACAGTCCATTTTATGGATACTTGTTCTGGTGATGATATAGGTTATCAAATACCAATAGCAACAACAATTAATTTTGACGGAGTAGAATACTCTAATATATACGCAACAACAAATTCAGTAATTACATTTGGTCAACCTGATGGCACATACTGGACCTATCCATCTACTCCTTCTATCTCTTTATATTCAATGGACTGGTTTCCTGGCGCAAGCGGAACACAGGGGTTAGATATATATTATTCTGAGGGCGGATTCCAAATAAATCTCAATATGGTTCCATTTGGCAATTATGGAGCACAACCAAGTACAGTTAATATATTGGTAGCAATAACAAATGAAGGTGGCATATCAGTTGCTTATAGTTATCAAGGACCAGAATATTCTCAACTAAGAACTGGAGTAAGACTTCATGATGGATCTATAGTATCTCTTGAAGCATGGGGAGCAACACAGGTATCACCGTCTTCTGCTCCAACATTACAAGCAGCGCCAGTAGAAGATATATTTATTAATCCTACACCAACCCCTACTCCAACACCAACTCCAACAGAAGAATCAATGACACCAGAAGAAGTTCAGGCTGAAGTTGTAGAAGCACAACAATTGGCAACAGAAATAGCAGATTTAAATTATTTGATTGCTTCTATCAATAATGAAGAATCAGAAGAAGTTGCTCCAGAGCCAGAAGTAACTGTTGAACCTGAGCCAGAGGTAACTCCAGATCCAGAGCCTACAGAAGAAACATTACCAGAGCCAGATGTAGAAGTTGAGCCAGAAATTATTACGCCAGAGGATCCAAGATTTCCTGACGATACAGAAGAACAAAATCCAGAAGATCCTGCCACGAGGCCCGAAGATTCTGAAACAGTAGAAGAGCCATCGGAGAACGAGGAGCCTTCGCCAGAGCCTGAATCTCCTGAAGAGGATACAGATGAATCTCCAGTTGTTGAACCAGAAACTCCTCTACCAACTGAAGATCCTGTTGAAAACCCTGATAATAATCCATCTACTAATAATAACATGGGTCCAACAATTGATGATGAAGAACTTAAAAAATTAAATAAATTAATTGCTCAAAATGATGCCAAATTGCTTGCTCAATTAACAGATAGTCAAAAAGAACAGGTCGCAGATTCTCTTGGAATCAACGCAGATGAAATAGTTTTAATTGCAGAAATGGCACAGTCTAATCCTATAGTCGCAAAAGCCTTACAGTCTTTTTCTGAAAAGGCAGCAGAAAATGAAGATGCCCCTATGCCATACACTTTAGCAGATGCTATTGTTGAAGAAAAGGTTGAAGCACTTCTTTCAGATCCCGCTGGAGTTATAGGGGATATGTTATCTGTAGATCTTGGCGAGGTATTTGGAAATCTATCATCTCTTGGCAGTGATATGACAGATGATCAAAGAGAAAAAGCCCAAGAAGTTATTATTCCAGTTATTCTGGTTTCTAACATAGTTAGTTCTGTTATGTCATTAAGGAGGTTATAATAGGATGGTTATGGAAAAGTTAATTAGCAAAATAAAAGACCTTATTGGCAAAATAAAGGTTCCGCAGGTAAAAATGCCAGCGGTACCAAAAATAAAAATGCCAGATCTTAAGCCATGGTTATTAAAGGGTCTAGTACTACTCAAGAAAGT